GTAGAAAAAAACATTGATGCAGTTAAGGCTGAAATCAAAGCAGTAAAAGATGAATTGGACAGACAAGCAGAAGAAGTATCTCGTAAGAGTGCTGCTAAAGCTATGGAAACTAAATCTATCGGTGAGCAATTAGCTGAAGGTTTAGATAACAATATGTCAATCGCTGAAAAAGAATTGAAGTCAGCAGGTGGTTCATTCACTATGAACTTGAAAGCAGTTGGTAATATGACTTTAGGTGCTAACTTGACTGGTGATTCAGTTGCTACTTATAGCCCTATCCAAGCTATCTTACCTTCTCAGAAATTAAACTTCAGAGATTTGATTAACACAGTTTCAAGTGCTACTGGTACTTATGTAACTTACAAAGAGAGTGGTTCAGAAGGTGCTATTGCAGCTCAAACTGAAGGTGCAGCTAAAGGTCAAATCGATTACGACTTAACAGAAGTTAAGACTGTAAACGCTTATATCGCTGGTTACGCAACTTTCTCTAAACAAATGATGAAATCTTTACCATTTATCGAGCAAACTTTAACTCGTATGATGATTAGAGACTTCTTCAAAGCTGAAAACGCTTCTTTCTTCTCAACTGTTTCAGGTGCTGCTACTGGTTCAACTACCGTAACTGCTACTAATGATGTAGAAGAAATCATCCAATTGATTGGAAACCAAAAGAGTGCAAACTTTAACGCTTCTTACGCTTTAGTTTCTCCTGCTCAAATGGCAAGATTAATTATCGCTACTTTCGGTAAAGGTTACTACGCTGGTGCTGGTGCGGTTATCGTAAACGGTGTTGGTGGATTAACTATCTACGGAGTTCCTGTATTCGAGGCATCTTGGGTAACTGATGATAAAGTTTTAATCTTTGATAGAGACTACTTAGAAAGAGTTGAAGTTGAAGGATTAAATGTTACTTTCTCTTACGAGTCAGGTGATAACTTCATCAAGAACTTGGTTACAGCTCGTATAGAATGCTACGAAGCGGTGAATTTGCTTTTACCTACTGCTGCAATCTACGCAGATTTAGGGAATGTTTAATTAGTTCTTTAGAATAAAAGAGAGGGTAGGTGCTTAATTGTATCTACCCTTTTTTAATGCTAAAAATCTTAGTATCTTTGTGTATGTACAAGTGCAAAGTAGATTTCTCTCACGAAGGGAAAAAATATTTCAGGAATAACTATTACGACCTCGTTTTAACTACTAAAATGAAGGAATTTATTAAGGTTGGCTACTTTACCGAAATAGTAGATAAAGGAATTACAAAAGAATTTAAGGGCAAAATAAAGAAGAAGTAATATGTCAAATGTTAAAATATCTCAATTACCTCCATTATCAGCTTCTGTTGAAAACACAGATGTTATTCCAATTGTGGATGGTGGGCAAACTAAAAAGGTTACTGCCTTAACTTTACAAGCCTATACGCAAGGGAATAGTGTGCTATTGACTGGTAATCAATCAATTGATGGTGTTAAAACATTTATTCAACAATTAGTATCTTCTGTTGCTACTGGTACTGCACCATTCCAGGTTGCATCTACTACTAAAGTAACAAACTTAAACGCTGATTATTTAGATGGATATACTTCGGCTGACTTACAATTAAAATTAAACGGAACTGGAATTGTTAAATCAACTTCAGGCACTATTTCATATTTAACAGACAACTCAAGTAATTGGAACACTGCTTATAACGATACAATCGTAAGCGCAGCAGTTACAGGAACAACAATCAAAACTTTAACGCTAACACAACAAGATGGCGGAACGATAAGTGCTTATTGGGATAATAATTCAAGCAATTTAGTTACTTCTGTCTTTGGTCGTATTGGTGATGTGGTTGCTCAATCAGGAGACTATACTACTACTCAAGTTACTGAGGGTACTAATTTATATTTTACGGATGCTCGTTCAAGAAATTCAATTAGCAATACTGCAACAGGCTTAACTTATACAAGTGGAACAGGTGTTTTAAGCACTACTGCTGGTTATGGTATTCCAACTCTTGCAAGTCAATCATCTTGGGATGCTAAACAACCTGCGGGAGATTATATTACTGCATTAACAGGTGAGGCTTCAGCTTCAGGACCAGGTAGTGCCTCTGTAACGCTTTTAAATAGCGCAGTAATAGGAAAGGTGCTTACAGGATTAAATGTTACTGGAGGGTCTATATCAGCTTCAGATTCAATCTTGTCTGCATTCGGTAAAGTACAAAATCAAATAAACGGATTAGTAGGTGGAGTAATTTATAAGGGGACTTGGAACGCTTCAACTAATACACCAACTTTAACGAGTTCAGTAGGCACACAAGGTAATTATTATATCGTAAGTGTTGCAGGTTCTACTAACTTAAACGGAATTACTGATTGGAAAGTAGGCGATTGGGCGATTTATGATGGTTCAGCTTGGCAAAAAGTAGATAATACGGATTCTGTTACTTCGGTAAACGGATTGACAGGTGCAGTTTCTTTAACTACTTCAAATATATCAGAGGGTTCAAACCTTTATTTTACAGATGCAAGAGTAAATGCAAACGCTAATGTTTCTTCTGCTTATAATGATACAATTACAAGTGCTGCGGTTACTGGGACTTCAACAAAGACTTTAACTTTAACACAAAGAGATTTAGGAACTATTACGGCTTCTTGGTCAGATGCTGACACAGGATTGACTTCGGTTGGTTTAAGTATGCCTTCTGCTTTTTCTGTTTCTAATTCGCCTTTGACTTCAAATGGAACGATAGCGGTAACAGGAGCAGGTAGTACTTCGCAATATGTTAGGGGTGATGGTAGTTTGGCTACATTCCCAACGGTTGCTTCAGAAGCACAAAGATTAATTACAGAGGTTTATAACGAAACAGGTGCAACCTTAATCAAAGGAACGGTAGTTTATATAAATGGCGGACACGGTAATTTGCCTACGATTACTAAAGCTATCGCAACTTCTGATGCTACTTCAGCGCAAACTTATGGTATCGTTCAAAATGATATTACTGATAATAATAATGGATTTGTAGTAGTTTCAGGTTCTTTAACTAATATAAACACAAACTCTTATGCAGTGGGTACAGTATTATACTTGAGTTCAACTATCGCTGGTGCTTGGACTTCTACTAAACAATACGCTCCTAATCACTTAGTTTATTTAGGTGTAGTTACTCGTTCACATCCAACGCAAGGGGTTGTAGAGATTAAGATACAGAATGGTTACGAAATGGACGAACTCCATAATGTGGCTGCTCAAAGTCCTTCTAACGGAGATATTTTACAATATATTTCTGCTACTTCGTTATGGACTAAAACTGCGGGTACTACTTCAAATATTAGTGAAGGGTCTAATTTATACTATACTGACGCAAGAGCAAGAAGTGCTTTTAGCGAAAGCGTAACAGGATTAGATTATAATTCAACAACAGGGGTTTTATCAACTACTTCAGGTTACGGAATACCTACAACGGCTTCACAAACAAATTGGGACACTGCTTATAATGACTCTATTATTAGTGCTGCGGTAACAGGAACGGCTACTAAAACTTTAACTTTAAACCAACAAGATGGTGGTACTATTACTGCTTCTTGGAATGATTACGATACTGCGCCAGTAACTTCGGTATTTGGTAGAACAGGTGCGGTTGTAGCTGCTTCAGGAGATTACACTACGACACAAGTAACGGAAGGCACAAACCTTTATTACACAGATGCTCGTTTTAATACACAGATGCAAGAGCAAGAGCAGCAATTAGTTTAACTACAAGTGGGACTTCAGGTGCTGCAACTTATACTTCAGGAGTTTTAAATATTCCTCAATATCAAGCGGCTTTAACTAACCCTGTAACAGGAACAGGAACAACTAATTATCTACCTAAGTTTACTGGCTCAAGTGCTTTAGGTAATTCAATTGTTAGTGATAGTGGTACAAGAATTACTATTGATGGCGAATTAAGAGTAGCAACTGCTGATGCAAATGTAAATTTACAAGGCACATCAAAGAGTTATGTTTTACAAGTTGTAGATTCTAATAATCGTTTTAGGATTTTTGATAATACTGCAAATGTCGAAAGATTTTCTATTGCAACAGGTGGTGCTGCTACTTTTAGTTCAAGTATTACGGCAGGAGATGATATTATAAGCACAAACGGAACTATTAGTTCAATATTATCTTATTCATCAACTTATGGCGGGGTTATTGGTACAATTAGTAATCATAACGCTAATATTTATACAAACGGAACTCCAAAATTAACCATTACATCTGCGGGTAATGTCGGAATCGGTACAACTTCGCCATATAATAAACTACAAGTTTCAGCATCTGATACATCAAATATTATAGGTAGTTCGGCTGCTTCAATTAATATTACAAATTCTAATGCTGATGCTTTTGGTAGAACATCTGATTTAATTTTTAGTGTTGCTGATGGTTCTTCATCTTTAAAACTTGCAGCTATATCTTCTTTATACACAACTTATAGTAGTTCTCCAGGTGGAGCATTAGTTTTTTCAACAGGTAATGGGTTTTCTTCTTTTGCCGAAAGAATGCGCATCACTGCAGGTGGAAACCTTTTAATCGGCACAAACACAGATAACGGTGCTAAACTTCAAGTAAATGGTGTAGCTACAATAGCACAAAAACTTCAAGTAACAGGCTCAACTTCTCCTTCAAGTGGTAGTGGATTAGAAATATTTTATGATGGGTCTTATGCAGGTATTTTAGGATTTAACAGGACAAGTCCAGGTTATTTACCTATTGCAATAGATGGTAGTTCAGTTACTTTATTTACAAGCTCAACTCCAAGATTAACAATTAACTCATCAGGAGATGCAACATTTAGTGGTAAAGTAGCAATAGGGAATACAGTTTCAACGGCAGTATCAGTAATGAGTACACACAAAGTAGAAATAGTAATTAATGGAACAACATATTATCTTTTAGCAACAACATAATGGAAAAAATGACTAACGGCTTAAAGCCAATCGACCCAGTGGTAGTACCAACTTTAGGAACTGCTACACAACTTTATGTACAAGCAAATAGCTTCTCAGCTTCTGCAACAAATTGTACTTTATATTATTACTTAGCTGATGAAGATGGAATGTCTTTAATTCAAGGTAATTTACAAATGACTGATGAGCAGTTTGCGACTTGGGGAACTGATAATGATGTTCTTTATCAAATAGTAGCTGATGAAAAAGGTTTAGTTTTGTTATAAATAATAAAAGTCTTAACTTTGAACTATGAACAACGAACAAATTTATGGCATATTAGGTCAAGGACTTAATATCGCAACACAAAAAGGTGCTTTTAATTTACAAGATGCAAAGGCTATTGCTGATGCGTTAATTGAATTAGCTAAAGTTTTAGGTATTAATGAGCAAGCTGCTCAACCCGTAGAGTAAAAAAAATGATAAATTCGGAATTTCAAGTAGAGGTTATTGATGACCTTGTTAGTGAGCCTGTTACATTACAAGAGGCTAAAGATTATATGCGTATTTCTTCAGATGCTGAAGATGATTTAATCGAGGAATTGATAACCTCTGCAAGAGAAAGAATGGAAAAATTTACTGGTCTGTCTTTGGGGGAGAAAACCCTAAAGGCTTATTGGTTGTATTTTCACACACCTGCTGAAATTCCTTACGGACCAGTTACGGATGTTATCTCAGTCGTTGATGATAATGATGTAGCACTTGAATATACTGCTCGTGGATTGCAATATAAAGTCCTTGAGGCTTATTCAACGCAAGGGGTTTTAATAGAGTACCAAGCAGGGTTTTCAGTCGTTCCTAAGGGCTTAAAATTAGCCATATTAAAACAAGTATCAACAGACTACGAAAACAGGGAAAATTATGTTGTTGGAGAGCAGGCTTACGAGTTAAGTTCTGATTCAAAGAGACAAGCTATGCCATATTGTAGAAACACTATATTCGGGATTTAATGAGAGCAGGTAATTTAAGAAATCAAATCGTTATTAAAACTTTAACAGAATCTCCTGATGGTGCTGGTGGTTACACAGGTACTTATTCAGCAGGAAAGACTATTTGGGCTAAAATAAGGGCGCAGAATGGATTTAGGTCTTTAGAGGATTCAAGAATCAACTTAGATAACTTATTTGAGTTTACTATTCGTTATGATGATTTCCCTGAAATATCTCAATTAAATAAGATTGTTTACAACTCAGGTGAATACACTATAAAATCATTTAAGGTAGTTCAAGAAAGAAAAAAAGAGATTATTATAATGGCTACTTTAGGTAGAACGGTATCTTCTCCTGAATTTATATTAACTGAATCTGCTGAGTTCTTAATTACTGAGAGAAGTGGGAGTTAAAATAAAAGGTACTTCACAAGTATTAAATCGTTTGAAAAACATATCTAAAGAAACTGAATTAGCAGTTAAATCTTCTGTTGTTAGAAATACAGACCAAATTTATGCTCAAGCGTTAGCTAATGTTCCTGTTTTAGATGGTCATTTAAGAGGTTCAGGGAATACAAGTTATCAAGATGGTCAATTAACAGGTGTTGTTTCATTTGGTGGTCAGGCTGCTCCTTATGCTCCTTATGTGGAATTTGGTACTGGTATTAATGTTAGTATTCCTGAAGGATTTGATGCTTATGCTATGCAGTTTTATGTTAATGGTAAAGGAACTATGAAGGCTCAGCCATTTCTTATTCCAGCTTATATTAAATACAAAAAAGTATTTTTAAGAGATATGAGAAAAATTGCTAAGAATATTAGTAAATAAATCGTAAATTTGTGGAATGAAAGATGTTGGCGAATTAATACGAACTAAATTGTTTCAGAGACTAACAGGGTCGCTTACTTACGATGGTAATCCTATAACGGTCTATGATTCAGCAGGAGTATTAGCAGGAGCAGCAGAGCCTTATGTATTGTTATCAACTTTTACTTCTACGGAATTATTAGAAGGTAGTAAACAAGCATACGGACAAGAAGTTAGTGTTTTAATTGAGGTTTGTACAAGATTTGACAACTCTTATGGTGGTAAAAAGATGGCGGATGTTATCTCTAATCAAGTTATGGAGTTAGTAAGAACAAGACAAGCTGGATATTTAGATTTAAGTCCTGATTGGTATGTAATTAGAACACTAATGGAAAGCACAAATACACTTGAGCAACTGATAGATACAGGCGTTTTAGTGAGAAGATTAATAAGATTTACATTTAAAATACAACAAGGATGAGCGTATTAAACGGTTCGGACATTTTACTTTACGATGCGGATTCAAACTTTCCGTTGATGTGTCAAACAAATGTAACTATTACATTAAACGATGCTATGATAGATGCTACTTGCAAACAAGCGGGTGGCTATTCGGTATCTTTGCCAGGTTTAAGAGAGTTTGCTTTTACGGCTGATGCTTTAGTAAACTTTGATGAGGGTGCTTCAGATTTGGGGATTACTACTTTATTTGATGCTTATAAATTTAGAACACCTATAAACATTTTAATTGCAAATCCTGTTTTAGCACAAGCATATTACACAGGTTTAGCTTATGTAGAAAGCATTGAAGTAAACGCTCCAATGGAAGATGTGGTATCTTATACGGTATCATTCACAGGAACTTATACAATAACAGATTAATTAACTTTAAAATAAAATAATATGGCAGTTTACAACGGCACAGCGCAAATCTTAAAAATGGATGGAACGCAATTAGCAGAATTAACCAACGTTACTATGTCTATGAATCAGGATGTATTCGAAACAACTTCTAAGGAATCAGCAGGTTGGAAAGAAGTAATGCCAGGTTTAAGAGATATTACTTACACAGCAGAAGGTCTTGCAGATTTTCAAGCTACAAATAAAGACTTAGCAGATATTTTCACTGCATACAATTCAAGAGCGTTAGTTGCTATCGTTTGGACTGATATGGTTACAGGTGATAAATCGGTTTCTCAAAGTGCTTACATTACTTCTTGCGAAGTTTCAGCACCTATGGAAGATGTAACTACTTACTCAATTGAGTTTGCAGGAACAGGCGCACCTACATTTGCAACAATAGCATAAATTAAACAAAACAAACTATGAATGGACTTATTGAAATTACAATGGGTGGCGAGGTTAGAACTTTAAAGTTCGGTAACTACGCTTTAATGAGTTATAATGTTCTTACGGCAACTGATGCTGGAGAATCTAAACAATTAGATAAAGACTATCAAATGATTGATTTTGTTAGGGATATAACTTATTGTGGATTAAAGAACTATTATAAAATTAGTAAAAGAACATTTGATGTTACTTTAGATGATGTTACTAATTGGATTGATGATATGGATTTATCTAACATTCAAACAATTATTG